GACCTCGTATTGTTGCTGAACTTTCATTATCTACATTACCTAATCCAACATCATCTTTAGTTGTGTTTGAGTTTTTGTGAGTTGAATTGGCAAAGTCTGTGATACCTGTGCCGCCTTTTCCAGCGGGCAAAGTACCTGTACCATCAGAGCCATAGTTTACAGTTGAGTTTGTAAGGGCTGACTTTGCTGTTGCTGTTCCGCCTACCGTATGATTTGCTGTAATAGTTTGTGAAAATGTTTTGATTCCAAGATGTCTTACTTTGAAATTATATGTGACACCGACTTCCAATCCTAAAATTTGCTGTTTGGTAGAACCTTGATTGGCAAAGCTTGTAGTATAGACTGTATCCCCACTTCTTTTGAATTGTACTTCCGTACCTAAGATATGTGGAGATGAAGCGTTTGTCCAACTTGCAGTCACAGAAGTTGTTGTCAAAACATCAACGCCTGTTGTATCTGTTGCAATAGATAAATTAGTTGGTGCTGAAAGTCCAAACCCACCCACAGGAACGTCACTACCAGAAGCTACTGCCGCCTGATAATCACTTGATGCAAAAGTAAAGACTGATGAAGATGCCTCTTTTAATTGTAATCTACAAGCCAATATCTGTGCATCATTTTCTCCTGCTATCTCTAAAGACCAATTTATAACTTCAAATACTTTTTGATCAAATCCTAATCTGTCGTTGTCCACATACACCCAATCACAGGGTTGCAGTTGCATAAATTTTAGATCTACCAGACAAGAAAGAGTCATTGTATTTCTTTGTGATAAAAGCGCTATTCTTCCAATTCTTTGTGCCATAGTATTGGTAGTGGTGAACGCCAATCTAGTTTCCATCTGTTTTGTAAAGTTTGGCTTATCACTGGAAGTACCGTTAGGCGTATCCTCAGTCAAAAATGTACTATCTTGATATACAGGTGCATCTGTAGGTATAAAGTCTCTAGAAGCATCCACAAATGTAGGCTTAACTGTATTGTAAAGCTCACCTGTTGAAGATTTTGTATTTAATGTTACAGGCTCAAGTAAATTATCATCTGTTACTGTTAGAGAAGGTGTCTGTGCAGCTCCTGCAAACACGTTAAACTTACCATTTGTAAACGTCATTTGTCCTGCCATAGAAGTGAGAAGTCCTTCAATTATACCTGTACCAGTAGCTGACATATTGGTAAATCCATTAGCTGTATATCTTTTCTCTGTAGAACTTCCGTCTGCTAAGGTAACATTTTGATCACATATGTTAGCTGCTGCAGCGAAACCTCCTGCATTTGTAGTATCGTTGATTTCTGAACTGAGAGCCTTCAAACCATATCTTGTGTCAGTAAGATAATCTCTTATTATTAGTGCAGGGTTAGAACTAAATGCTGTGCTACTATCTCTTGGATCAAATACTTTTTTACCCTTAACTTGAAAAGATATATTAGGCATACCTCCACCGAACTTTTCTTGGTCATAAATCATTTGCATATAAACATAAGCACAACCCCTAAATCTATCAGAACTTCTTATTCCTTGCGTCGTGCCTGCCAATGACTGCACTGCAAAATTGTCCGCTACCTGATCGTCTGCGCCTAGATTTACAGAAAACCTAATTAATCTTCCGCTTGGAAATGCGTTAGGATTATCAGTATTTGTAAAATCTGAATTTGTTACTGTATGCACTTCTTTACTGTTTATAGTGCTAGTTGTAGAGGTCAAATCAACATCATTCAATCTTACTTTCTCAACAGACTGTATCTCATGCCCTGCAATAACCACAATCATGTGTAGCATATGATTGTCTGTACCTGCTGTTTCCATGTGTGCAATAGTGCCGCCTACTCTACATTCTCCATAAACTATCTGTCTTGGAGCTGTAGCTGCTCTAGATGCAAATTTACTTCCAAAGTTTGCTTGTGTAGCTTCTATGGATTTTGCCATAGCAGAACCCACAAGAGCCATTGAAAATGTAAGAGCTAGAGTCTGTGCTGAAGCAAGACCAGTAGCAGAAAAAAGTCCAGCTAAAGGGTTACCCACCATTACTGTAGCAATAGCTGCAACTACTATAAATGTAGCAACCATTTTTATAGCATTTTTTACGTGCTTAGCCATTTATCCTCCATGCTTTTACAATGTCTACGTCACTTTTTAGTACAATACCTTCATCATTCACACCAATAGCATAGTAATTATCAAACACACAGCATAATTCGCTTTGTTCTCTGTATACACCAAAATCACCTTTTGTAATATATTGTGGATCAACTTGCTTGATGCCTGTTTGTTTTGACACAGCATTATCAATACCTGCCGCTAAGCCTTTTCCTTTGCCGTACTTCAATATACTTTGCATGGCTTCCTGTTCGTTATTCCAAGTCCATGATTTAGGCAAAAGGCTATCTTTTGTCATTTGTTTTATAAATCCGTTAGTAAGTAATACACAATCCCACTTACCCCATTGAAAAGGTCTTTTTAAATTTCTATTAAGATATGCATCAAAATCTATTTCCCAATCAGGTTTTTTTTTCATGCTCACCTCATGTTGTATTCATGATCACCGTCTAGAACTCCGCTTCTACCTCCTCCTGTAGTGTGATCTGTTTCTTGCCCCCATGTCACTTGCTTATCAATAAGTTGTTGCATTCTGTTGAAACCAGTGTCACCTGAAAACAGAAACTCTTGGCTTTCTGCTGTATATCTAAAATTTGAAGGTCTTTCCAAATCAACCAATCTACTTTCTGCATCAACATTGATAGTGGCACCTTGTGTAGTGTCATTGACTGTCAGATTTGTCATTCTGCCTTTGAAAATTGTAATAGTTCCTGCTACTTCATTTGATCCACCCATCAAGAAACCTAAAAAAAGAGAAATCGGTCTATTCTGATAATTTTCTGTTAGGGCATAAGATAGAACCGTTTTGTCCATTCCAGACAAAGATATTGATATACCTTCTGACCTTACTTCTCTTCCTTCTTCAACACCACTTATTGTTAATAAAGTACCTGCGCCTATATAAGTTTCAGAGTTTATAACTAGATCATCATTGCCTGTCCAAACTAATATGTCCTCAGTATCAAATTCAGCTTTCAGTGCTAAAAATATTGATTGATGTGAATCAGCTAATCTGTTTGCAATTGGTGTGGTTATACCTGTTCTTGTAGCCATTAGACCACCTCAATACAAGCAAAAGATATTCCATATAATGACCTGTGGTCGCCATCCCAACTCACAGTGTTATCCACAAGCCTGAATAATCCTTTCGGGTTATCAAATATAACAAATTTGTTATCAGCCAAATCTGATCTTAGCTTTGGTTCAATCTGCACACTGTATTTATCTGGACTTGCATCAGTCTTTGTTGCATCCTCTACAACTTGAACAAGTTGTACTGGATTAGCTGTTGTAGAAGTTCCTGCAGTGATTCCTAAATAATCACCTTTTTTAATTGTTCCTGTGAAACTTCCAGTGGTGTCTAATGAAAGGGCTGTTGCTCCTTTTACATTCTGTTGAACCTTACAGCCAGAAGTAGAGCTTACATTCGTCAAGACTGAATCAACTACGACTACCGTTGCACTTGTGACAGTAGTTATTTTGTGAGTACCGTTATTTTCTTCATTTGCCATTCCTGTGACGTGAATGAAGTCACCTGCTACCGCATTACTAAAAGTGCTTGCCCCTGCTGTAAAAGTATTTGTATTAGTAACAGTCAAAGATACACTTGTGTTATTTATGCGTTTATCGCCCAATAAATGCGTTGTATTGAATGTTCCTTGATTAGTTAAGGCATCAGGGTCAGCAAACTTAAAATGGTTCACACTGCCCTTTAATTGCATCAAAAACGATTGCCATTCTGAGGCTTGTGTTCTATTGAGAGGTGGCAAAGTTACCTCTGCCTCCCAGAATACAGCATCAAACTCTTGTGATAGTTGTTTTCCTGTGAAGGGTGATGCGGTCTGTCCTATAGCCCTAAACAATCTAAAAGAACTCCTTGTGAAATTTGGAGTTGTAGGCATTGTTATAATTCTAGCCACCTAATAACCCCTTTCTGAAATTACCACCTCTTATGCCTGCTTCTAATACTCCTGCCTTCGCAACCTCTGATATTTGTGGAAGCATTTTGGTAACTTCTGCTCTGACTGTTGGTACTACACCTGTAGCAAAGTTTATAGATTGATTTACCACAATAGGACTACCTCCCATAGCGTTTCTACTGTTCATGTTGTTAAGAATCGTACCCCCTGTGTTTGGAACGAATATCTCTGCACCACGCTCTCCTACGAGTGTAGGTGTGTTTCTTTGTATTGTTCCTCCACCTGCTGAGGGTGTTCCTCCTATTGATGCGTCTATTCGCATTGCTTCGGCATCAGACATCCCGCTACTTCCAAAAATATTAGAAGTGGGAAGAGCATCATCACCTGTAAGTTTAAAAACATGATTTAATATCTTGTTTACAATTTCCATTTGTAAAAATATTGAGATTATTTGGGAAACAATATTTTTAGCAAAGTTTTTGAAACTTTCTAGTGCGTTCTGTCCTTCTAATAAGTTATTTGCAAAATCTGTTGTGAAAGCGTTAGAAGATTGGATTACTGCATCTTTCATCTCTCCCAAAGCTGTAACAGTTTGTTCAGAGGCTTTAGGCAGATCATCAACCAACTTGTCCATGAAAGCCTCTATTTCTGCATCTAATTCTTCAATGCTTTTTGTGTTATCTTCATCTGGAGGAAATAATTTTTCTCCTATTGAACCAAGTTTGTTTTTTATTGTCTCTGCTAGATCATCTATTTTATCCGTAAAAAGACCTATTCCTAATGTAGCTACCGAAAGAATGACGAATAATGGATTTTTTGATAGCAATGTCATAGCTGCTCTTGCCAATCCTATTGCCTTTGTTAATGCTATCATGGCGTTTGTAAAAAGAACTGTGGCTAAAACAGGTGTTTTAAAAGCAGCATATATACCTAATATGGTTATAAAGGTGTTCATCTGTCTTTGCAAAAATCCTAATACAGCACTCAATCCTTCAAAAGCTAATTTAAGAACACCTCCTATAAATGACCCAACTGGTCGCAGTGCTTTCAATAAGTTTATTAGCGACTTTCCTAGGTCTACAAGTACATCATTCAGTCCACCTTCACCTATTGCCTTAAAGACTTCTGATACTTCGTCTTTGAAGTTTGAGAATACACCTGAAACTGTTTTTAATCTTTCTTCAAGTGCAGTAGAAAAAGCCTCTTGTGATATTTGTCTTAAATGCTCAACTATAGAGTCTGCATCTCTACCTATCAATTCAGTGTTGCCCCTGAAATTGACTGCAAGTTTGTCACCTTCTACTGTCGCTTTGATACCAAACTGTTTGAGCATCTCAAATTCACCAGTGGTTGCGTTGAACACTGCTTGTGCTAATTGAGTAATGTCTTTACCTGACCCTGCAGCTAAATTACCAAAATCTGTCAATACTTTACTCGTAGGGGCTATGCCTGCATTAACTAAAGTGGTAAAAGCTGAGGCTACGTTTTCTAATTGAAAAGTTGTGCCTGATGTGAATTTACGAACCAAGTCCATAGAAACAGCAGCGTTTTCGGCGCCTCCTGTTACTGCTCTTAGAGTTGCTTCTAAATCTTCAAAGGTTCTTGAAGTTTGTATGATCTCTCTACCTAAAAGACCAAAACCTATCGCTCCAATAACTTTTCCCATACCACGAAAAGCAGTAGTGGTTCTTTTAGTCTGGGTTTGTGTTGTTGCTAATTTTTTGTTGACGTCATCAAGACCTTTACGCAGAGCCTTAGTTTCTGCCGTGATAAGTATTTTTAGTTCGTCAACTGTGGCCATTATTCATCCGGATATAATTCCATTAAATCTTTGAGTTCGTCATTAGTCATAGGTTTTTGTTGACTGCCTCCGTTGAACTCTATAAATCCATCTATTGCAGGAACAATCTCATGCAATGTTGAGTTCCAAAATACATTAGGTGTCCAACCAATCATCCCCAAACATATCTCCATGAATCTTCTGATAGGTAATGATTCCTCACTTACCTTTCCTCTTGTGGCTTTTTTTCCTCATCAACTCCTTCATCTGGTGTTAGAACTGATGTCAGTAAAGTCGCCACAACTTGTGTTGCTTTTACAATACCTGAATCTTGTATAAGTTTTTGTACATCTTTTGCCTGAAAATCGTTACCCCCACCTCTCAAAGCTGGCAATAAAACTGCCATCATATCTCCGACAGATATATCCCCTTCTGACATCTTTGTTGCAAGTTTTATAATCCCGCAACCTACAGCTTGCTCTATGCTTACTATTGCATCAATAGTTAGTCTTGCCTTGTAGGTTTGACCTGCTAGTTCTATTTCAATCTCGCCCTTTAGTGGGTTTGTCATCTGACTTCTCCTGTTTTGTACTTGCCATTGCAAGTTTGATTGTTAATACATCGTCCCTTTCATCTAGTGAGCAAGACGATACTTTATAGGACTTACCATCTACTTTTACGTCAGATGGATCTTTTCCTAACTGGTTGGCTACTTCAAGGACATCCCCATTAAGCATAGCAGGGATGTCGCCCTTAGTACCTTTAACTGTTACTGATTGCCAAGCCATTTATTAGACAGTAGCAAACGTGATCGCACCTGAACTTTCAAAAGACATACTGTATGTGACTTCACCGTTGAACTCACCTGCATATTCCACAGATGTGACTTGAAAGCCACCAGTAAATGTACCAAAGTCAGGAACTAAGAACTGATAATTATCTATTGTGTCAGCTAATACATTTGTTTTTATTGTTGCTTCACTTGCTGCATCTGTGAATACTCCACTGCCAGAAACACTAATAGACTGAACACCTGCTGCCGCTAACATGGTTCTATTGTTAGAACTATCTTTGTTAGTTACATCAACTGACTCGTTATTGATTGTTAGGCTTGTTGATCTTAAGCCACCGATTGTTGTGAAAGTCTCAGGCGATCCACCGTTACCGACTTTCATAAGCATCGCACTACCTTTTTGTGCTGCCATATTTTCTCTCCAATTCAGCGAGCAGTAGTTAATTGCTCACTAATTAAACAAGCCTTCTGGCATCCAAAATTTATTAGCTACAGCTAGTTAAGAAGTACCTAATATTATGGCTCGGAATCTCATGACACCGTGCCTAGTAATCCCATCTGGGTCTACAAGAACGTCACCGAACTCAAATCTAAAATTAACTAGATTAAATCCAGTTACGCTCAAACTACTATCATGCAACAAGTCGTGTATTCTGTCCATGATTTGTTTAGTCTCCTTGCTACCTTTGTACTGTGACCATATATCAAGATTGATAGTGTATTCGCTACCATCAACGTCATTAGTAGAAAAATCTATAGAACTATCCCTACCGATAGATACAAAAGGATAAGAATTGCCCTCTTGTACTTCATCGTGTATTCCTGCTCCTAAGGTAGAAGTTAAGTTTGAGTCACCATTAAGCCTTGAATATATAGCTGACTGCAATGCAAATTGTCCTAATGCCATTACTCTATATACCCTCCTTTTTTAAATATACGTTTTATTTGTGGTCTATTTTTTTCTAAGGCAGGTTGCATAAATGGTCTTGGCCTTATATCTCTAGTACCAAACTCAAGATGTGGTGCGTATGGTGCTGATGCGATTATCTGACCTATAACAGAATTTTTTGTCCTTTTTACACTACTACTGATACTTGATACTAAAAACCCAGTATCTGATGCAGGTGGCTCGCCTTCTGCAGAAGCTGTGTGTTGACGTCTTGGGTTATATTTTTGATACGTGATTCCAGTACCGCCTTTTAAAATGCTTTGTTTTGCAGTTCCTTCTACAAGTGACGTAGATCTCTGAACTAAATTTTTTAAATGTTTCTCAGGATTCTTTACTATTCTTTTTTCTAATTTCTTAATGAACCCGTTCAGATTTTGTATACCACCTTTAGCCATTACAAAGCCACTCCTAACTCACACTCCAACTCAAGGTATCTGTTTCTATTGTCTACGTTCTTTATAGTTTTTATATTGTAAGCATCGCTATCGTATAAGATTCTAAAGTTTGTACCTATATCTCTTCTGTATCTGATTGTGAATATATGTGTAGTTTTCTCTTTAACTTGCCCTTGCCTAAGAGTCTCTGAACCTCTTGTCTGCTCTATGTTTGCATATAGATTAGATAAGGTCGTGTATTCTTCTGTGATACCACCACCTGCATCTGTTGTATTGGTAGGCTTTTGTAGTGCCACCTCAAACCTCATTTTACCAATGCTCATTAGCCAAGTGCCATGAGTGAACTTGAACCGAGTCCACTGTGAATAACATAAGGTGCATACAGGCTTTTCATAAGATGAGGTGCGCCCTGTGCTTCGTACATATCACCCCTATGCTCGTACATATAAGCTATGTGTTGCAACATTCCTAGTCTTATAGGTTCCGGTATTGTGTAAGCACTTGTATACCCTGCAACGTATATCACCTCAATAGCGTTAGCAACTCTCAAAGCTGTAGGAAAGGTCTCTCCAGTTCTCAAAACTATTCTTGCAGGCTCTCTAGCTGTATCAACATAGTATTTAGAAGCTGCCATCGTCGTAGCAGTGTCACTGTCATCATACGTTTTAACAGAAGTAACACTCTGCACTGGTGATTTAGGAAGCACAATATAGTTTTTGTAGTAGTTTAGATCTGGTGCAGTCCTTATGCCCTCATAAAGTGGTTCGTTTTGTTCCACTACTGCATCAAGAGTAAGCGTAAAAGTTTGTTGCATCAAGGCCCTATTCATGTGCGATTCTGCGAACTGTCTTGCCGCTATGATTAAGGGTTGTACAACCCTCTCATCTGTTGCGTCCTCTACCCTTAGATATTCCTTTACCTCTTGCAGAGACAATGGCTCTGCTGTCGGTTCTGTTGATACTATTAATCCTGCCATTAGTTTATCGCTCCAAATATACCTGATGTTATAGCAACACCATATAAACCCCATATAAGGTACTCCATACGCACGAAACGAGCCGAACCTGACTCCAACCTCTTCTCAAGGTTTTCGTACCTTATAGCGCAAATCTGTTCGTGCAGTTCTAAAGCACTAACATCACTGCTTGGTTTCTTCTCCTGACTCGTCAACTACCTCTGCCTCCTCAACCTTATCATCCTTTTTGTTGATCTCGTTTTCCATAATCCATGCTTTCCTGCGTTCATAGTTGTTAGCATTATCATCTATATCTAGCTGAACTCTTATTAGCGCACCTTGCAAATCTTCTCTTTGCTTTTGATAGTCAAGCAATCTGGCAAATATTATTTTTCCTTGATTTGAAAACGTATTTACATCAACCTCTATCTTTTCTCCGTCTTTCTCATAAATGAAAATTGGTTTATTAGGTTCTTCTTTTGAATTGTCTTTGGTATCTACCATGTCTTTCTCCTAAATTAAAAATATAATCATAGCACTAAGACTCTAGTGCCTCAATTCGTGCTTTCAAATCTTCTGTTATTTTTGTGTTAGCCATTTACATAACTCCTAAATCTTGTAATTTAGAAATACACTCTTCTTCAGTAACCCCCTCTGGATATGGGTGTCTTGTTTTTATTTCATCTCTTTTAGCTTCCCATTCATCTTTTGTTATTTTGCCTAATTGGAATTTGACCATTAAAGGATCGCTTTCTGTTTTGTAGGCATACTCTCTATGTTTGAGTGCTGATTGATATGCTTGTGCTTGTTCTAGTGTTGCTGCCATAATTTTTATGTGTGATCTATTGCTACTGGTATAGCTGTTCCTTGTATTGATTGAGTGCCTGTAGATGCGTGTTTTACTTGTAAAGCAGAACCATTACCTTGAATGGACAATACAGCACTCGCTAAAATTTCATAAACGTAAACTGTTGAGTTGGTAGAAACACCTATAAAAGCCAGTAACCTTGAACCAACACTACCCCCGTTTCTTGATAGTGCCACCAAATACATGCCTCTTTCTTGCCCAGAGCCGGGTTGTAAAGTTGAAAAATCAAAATAATTAGTAAAAGTATCTGTTACGTTTTGCCCTGTATTGTGCAAACTCCCAAAACCGCTACCTCCTGCTAGTTTCAAAAAGCCATCAGTCTCAATACGCAGTCTTTCTGTATTTACTGTACTGAATATCATAGGCATACCACTGCCTAGTCCTCTTAATTGATAACCTGTTCCGTCATCTGTAAATATTTCAAAGGGTTTACCGCCCGACCCTGTATCTTCTAGTCGTAATGTTGCTATTCCTGCACGTTCAATTTCAAGTCCAGAACCATTTGTGAAAGTAGGACTCTGAGTTCCTATTCCTACGTTATTATCTGGACTAAGGATAATGTCATAAGCCTCTATAGTTAAATTTTTCCAAGTCGCTCCATCCCAATCTCTTGATCTTATCCTTCCCTCTAAGTTTGATGTTGTTTGGTAATCTAGGACAAGGGATGCTCCTCCAGTTGGGTTAGACCTAGCACCATCATCTATTACTATCCTTCCATCAACATTTAATTCAGCAACGGGACTCGCAGTTGCTATGCCAACTCTATTATTAGTAGCATCTACCACTAGCGTTGTTGTGTCTACAGTAAGACCTGCATCCAACGTAGTAGCACCTGTCACATCAAGCGTACCTGCTATGTCTATGTTTGTGTCTAGCTTGGCACTGGTAACAGCGTTGTCTGCGATCTTGGCTGTGGATATATTGCCATTGGCTATCTTTGCAGTCGTTACTTGTAGATCTCCTAAGTGGGCCGTGTCTATAGATCCATCAACGTATTGGTCTGAATCTACGGAGTTTGCCGCCATCTTAGCAACCGTGATCTGGGAATCAGCTATGTGGGCTGTGTCTATGCTACCGTCTGTGTAGTGTTCTGAGTCTATCGCATCATCGGCAATCTTTGCGCCTGTGACCGCATCTGCATTTATCTTGGCGGTAGTTACTGCATTATCGGCGAGTTCTGTGGCTACTATCGCTCCGTCAGCTATCTTATCTGCTGTTATAGAACCGTCTTGTATCTGTTCGCTTTGTACCTTAGTGTTTGCCATTTCTTAAGCCATTGATGCTTCGTTTGCTGTTTTCTTTGCGGTCTTTACTGCATCAGTCCAAACTGCGTTTGCTATTGCCTGTACTTCTGCTGATTCACCAGATATGTCTGTATCTGTATGTGTAAATGAATCATCAGAATTTTTTACTGTACTTACACATTGGACAACGTGTCTATGAAAAGACCTAGAAATTTCTAGACCATCTTCTTTAATTACAGTAGCAGTACGTACTTGTAAATCTTTTCCATCTCCTAATATCTCTATTTTATCTTGTATTACTTCTTTTGTTATTGCCATTTTTTTCTCCTTGTCTAGAGTCCACTAGACATAATTATTAATCTACTGGATAACATCCACCAATGTTTACATAGTAACCAGTACCCACATCAGAATATGAGTGACTGCCATCTAATCTTGCACCTTCGTAAAATCTTACTTCTGCTCCTCCTGACAGAATTGATGCTGCAATCAGTACATTACCTGACGTTGTTCCATATCCTGAATCAGGAAATGAGCCCAATGATATTTGTCCTGTACTTCCTGTGTTTGTAAAAGGTAAACCTACTAAAGTTGTACTCCCACCATAACTACCTTTATTTGTTAAATAAAAGTGTGCGTTTATAAAACACAG